GCTCAGACTTTGGCGCGTGCAGGAAGTCGTCCAGTGGATATTGAAGATTTAAAGCGGGCAGCTACAGCGGCTATAAGCTTTGAACGTGAGATGAAAAAACAACATCTTGAAAATGAACTACAAGTACTCATGCAGATATAGAGAATAATGATTAAAAATGATTCAATTAAACCTCAATTAAAAATATGCGACATTACCGGATGAAGAGAAGGAATGATGTTGGATATGTACTATAAACTCACGACGCAAGAAGGAAAGACTCGTAATGAAACTCAATGGGGCGAGAATTTGACTCATGAGGCTACGGGAGACATTAAACAAGATTTGTGCTCCGATGCATGGATACATGCTTACACTCATCCTCTACTCGCCGTGCTTATGAACCCGGCTCATGCAGATATAGAGAATCCCATCCTTTGGGAAGGAAAGGGAGAAGGAGAAGCAAAATTTGAATCCCTTAAATGTGGGTTTAGGAAGTTTACTACGCTAAAGAAAATCCCTCTTCCCGAAATAACCTATGTTCAAAAGGTAGCCTTTGGTATTCTCTGTGCTAAAGAAGTTTACAAAGACTCAAGTTGGAATCAGTGGGCAGATAAGTGGTTAAGCGGGGAGGATCGTACCGAAGCTTCTGCTAAGTATGCTGCTGCTTACTCTGCTGCTAATGCTTATTATGCTGCTAGGGCTGCTGCTAATGCTGAGTATGTTGCTTATGCTGCTAAAGCTGCTTCTACTGCTAAAGCTATGGGTAAAGAATTAGATTTTGTTTCGATTGCTCTTAAAGCCATGGAGGTGAAGTAATGCTAATAACGGACTTACGCCACAGCTAACAACGGCATCTTTGACTTTAATCGCAACGAAACGGGCAGATACGCGAAGAAAATAAAGCATCGAATAAGGATTAAAAATGATTCAATTAAACCTCAGTTTAAAATCAAAATATGATCCTCCGGTTCCTGTTAAGCCGGATGCGACATTACCGGATGAAGAGTACCTAGCCCTATGTGTGAAGTTAGGAATGGTGTTGGATATGCCTACCTATCCTTTACATGATGTTATCAGATACCTTAACGCAAAATTTGGAGTACATAGTAGGAAATCACTCACGGACTCAGTGAGCCGACCAAATTGGGTGTGGGTGCCTCTTCGACACAAAGATATTATTACTACGCGTAATTTTAATGATACGGATCAACGTATTTATACTAAACCTATCCCGTACCCCGTTCTTAAGACCATTGAATCTATTCAAGAACGTTGGCCGGAAGCGAAATTTTTCATTTCGGATGAAAGATACGCATCCGATGAGAAAGACCCATTTTTTAATGTTTACTGTTAATGAAGCTCGTACGATTCATGTAGTTGAACGCTGGGACGAGCCAAAATTTCGATGAACGAGTATTATAAAGTATGGTGTACACAAGGACAAGGTCCTGGAGAAACTCCTGACAAAGAGTTTCCAACTTTAAAAAAAGCCCTGACTTTTGTCGAAGAAAATAAAGATGACGCTTCGTGGGCTATTGAATACCCTGATGGCACATGGCATAAATGGGACAATTAGTAAATGGCTAAGAAACTTAAGACTAATGCTGTCATAGCAGTTATCCCTCAAGAAACACAAGAACAGAAGGAAGCTAAAGAAGATAAAGTGTTTGAAGTAGCGAACCGCAAATACACAACCTCAATGAACAAAGCATGGCAAAAATATTGCACAGCTTTGGATGAAGATTTGAAAGATAATCCCAAAAAATCCACAAAGAAAGAGTCCTACACTTTACAATATATCGAGGATAGAGAGCGAGCATTAAAAGAATGGATAGATTTTTTTGGCGGTGATTTTATTGTTTCGGAGGATTAAACAAATATGCACACTTCTTTGGGATTTTGGTTGGAAATACGCAAAAGTTTAATGGTACGAGGGGATAACTGGAAACTAGTTATTGATTCTCTTCCGTCAAGAATAAACAGTTTAGATGCGCTTTCTCTCTTCCAAGAATCGGATCAATTAACTTACCTTACTGGTCAAGGCTATATTGCTGGAGAGTTAGTTGAAGCTAGTCCATTCAAAGGAATCATTCTACCCTATATTTCAGACGATATAGAGATAACACTCGAAAATATTGCACTTCAATGGGTGTACAGATTTTTAATTCTTGAGGGTCTGATAGAGCATAATCGCAAAGAACCTATAAAAAAATGGGCACCGATGTTTTTACATCTCACGGATCAAGGTCTGCATTTCTTGGTGTATATGTCGGCGGTACTAGTACTCATGGAAGAAGGGCAAATAGTTGGTAAGAAGATATCAAAAGCTAAACTTCTCAGCGGAGAATTGGATGACTTAGTGCGCTGGCGGGTTAAAAAAGTATGTGAATTGCTTCACGAAAAAGCGCAGGATTATGGAGAAAGTTTTCGTCGTCATGGCTTGCCTGGACTAGTTCCTAGATTATGGGATAAAATCGCTCGCTATGCACAGCTCAAGGCTGATAATCGTACCGCTAAATTTGAAAGAATGGAAGATTCAGTTGTAGATTTATTGGGATATTGTTGTGTCGCCTGGTCACTTATGTTAGAATTACCAGAAGATTTTAGAAAAGAATATCAACCCTCTTGTACTTATGAAACAGAACAAATCGGAAAAGAGTGGAAAAAACTGTGAGAGCGGCTGAGCGCAGGGACGGATGAGTGAGACAGTGAAAAATAACCATACGTGCGACAAGCCTAACTATACGGATGGCCCGTGTCAGGTTTGCGCGGCTGAGAAAACGCTACTGCCGTGCCCATTTTGCGGCGGCGCTCCGATCTTGGACGACTTAGGCGAAGAGGATGATTTCTTCGTACACTGCGGGTCATGCGAAGTGCAGCAAATCGCCAACAAGACAATCGACACGGCTGTAAGCGAATGGAATCAGCGGGTGAGCGCAGGGGATACCCCAGATTTGCGGAGGAGTGAGACAGTGAGCCAGTGTTTAAGAACTCGGATTCTGGAAATGATGAAGCATCGAGAGTGGTCAACCCATTGGATACATCGAAGCGCGTACCTGCATCTGGAGTCTGCGGAACTTGCGGAAGCGGTTCGGGGAAAACGGGGAGACACACTCGATGAGTCGGCGGATGTGCTCATAACGATGCTGGCTCTGAGTCCGCATAATCTGCCAGAAATCGTTCAAGCCGCTACAGCCAAAGTGGAATCGTTAATGACGAAACCACGATACGCGGGAGAAACCGGAACATTTGGTGATGTGCGGGTGAACGCAGGGACGGAGGAGACAGTCCATGCCAACGATTAAAGAGGAGACAGTCCATGCCAACGATTAAAGAGTGGACAGAACTGCATGCCGATCTGATGCAGAGGTTGCATCTCCCGTGCGAACTGAATTTCTCTACTGATGTCAAAGTAGCACAGCACAGATTCGACGACGATGACACCTGTGTGATCACTATCAATCCAGAAGTGGATTTTAAAGTACCAGTACACCTCATTCTCCACGAAGCTGCCCATCATCGCGCTTATGTCAGGGCGTTTAGACATCTCACGGACAATACTTTCGTGGACTTATGCTGTTCTGGCTGGACGGGCGGACACTGCGAGCACTGGGCGAAAATTCTCATCGGCATGTACGCCGAAATGGGAATCGCATTGCCGTACAGCACAAGCTTTATAGCATTTGCAAAGCTGGCGGGCATCGTGCGAAAGAACTATGCAAGGGAGGGTCAATGGAATGGACAGCGGAACAATGGCGCAGGCTAGCAGCCTGTTTAGGTTACGGACCTTTGCGGGGACGATTCAAAAAAAATCTGATCCCCATAATGAAGAAACGCGATCAAATCTGCATCAAATGTCTCGCTGACGAAGTAGCCGAAGGTCTGGGCGGGGAATACGGTTTGTGGGCGGAGGAAATTTTGATCGCCGCATCCAAAGAAACGTCCATCGAAGTGTACTGTGGTAAGGGGAAACACAATGCCTGAAGTCCCGAACGCTTACCAGTGCGACTTTTGCCATAAGATCATGACGCCTATCGAGACGAAGGACACCCGCTGGAATTCGAAGTTCTGCTCACTTTGTGGCTTCCGATTCTACGATGTTTTCATCGGGGAAACCCGCATAAACACAGATACTTACTGACTTCTGGATGATCCAGGGCAAGAAAGTTGATGGTGTCGCTGTCAAAACCTTTCAACTATCCATTTCTAGATTAGAGGTTGATATGAGTAAAAAAAATAAGTCTAAAAAACGCACTAAAAAAGTAACTTCAGCTCCGAAGGTTGTAAAACCAGAAATATCAATGCCAGAAATACCAGTGCCAGATTCAGTAAAAACTGACTATCCTCTTTCAGTGTATGACGAGAGTATTTATCCAACCCCTGAGTCTAAACCAAGTAAAAAACTAGGATTCTGGAAATGGTTAGTTGGGTAAAGTTGAAATAGGAGAAATTATGTTAGGTTTATTCGGAACGATTTTAGTTATACTTTTAATTGTTTGGCTTGCACGAAGAGTTTGAGCGATGAAAAATAAGTCCTTTATGGGAATCCTTGATAGAGAGGATTTTCATGATCGTTCTTACGCAGGGGCAAATAACCGGTTCCGCTGATTTGGCTATTTTGATTCGAGACGCCAGCGGTAACCTAATTGACCCCGTTTCTATTAGTTACACCATATACAAACTCCGCGATATATTACCAACATCCCCCACGGTAGCATATGAATATGATATGCACCAACCAGAAAACATGCAAGGTGGGCCACCTCTCCCACCTGAAAGCTCTACCTTAGTCAGCCAGCCCCAGCAGACCCCTAAACGTCTCTCTTTGGGCACCTATGCGGCTGTAGTGACCATTCCTACCGCTTGGAAGGGAATTTATAAGATCGTATGGCAGTTTCAACAATATGCAGCAAGCTGCCCCCAGAACTATGTTCACATGGATTTTATTGTGCAAACTGTGGATCCAACAGATCCTGCTTTCGAAGCACCTTCTATGATTATTGGTAAGCAGTTGGGTATCGCCAGTGCTCAGACTTCCCCAGCTATGTATGCGCAGGCAATTCGAGTGGTTCGAGAATTAATTTCCGATGTTAATCCTGATAGAAATTATCATTTTCGTCCTCCAACCCCCGGAAAAGTTGTGGCGAATTATACAACTAGAGTGGGATTTATATGGCTGGATACAACTATTTTGGTAAATTTGAGTATGTCTATTTCACAGCTAAATCTTTATAATCCCATGAATTATTTTAATTGGACCATGGATACAATTCCTCGGGACTGGGGAAATATAGCGGCAATGGGAGCAGCCGCTTTTTGTCTTTCTGGTGAGTCAGCTCGATGGGCCGCGGACGAATTTTCTTACAGTCTTAACGGGGTTTCGCTAGATATAAATAAATCAGCTTTGTACCAATCTTTAGCAGGAACCTACTTGACTCAATTTAACACCATGGCTCCATTAGTTACAGCTAATAGACCCTATTCAGCCGGATTGAGACAATCTCGTTGGCTCCTCGGTTAGCCGTGTAGAAATTTGACTTCTCAGTATTAGATAGAATCAGCGTACAGAACGGCAGCTACGCTAAGGCGATACACACTCGCTGGCATGTCAACCGTGGGCGAACAAATCCATTCTGCGCGTTTTGTCACCACTCCGCCGACTAGCTATTTCATTATTCAGAAGAAATGAAACCAAATAAGACCGGAAAACAAAAAACGCTATTCTTTCCCTTTAATAGATGATTACCAACTTACTAGTTTTGAACAGCAGTTATGTAGGATCCCATGATTTGTGGTGGGCTCATGATCCTGAAGCTGTTAAGGGTTACAACATTTATCGTGCTTACGAACACCCGTCTAACTGGGAATGTATTCAACAGAGTTGGGCAGGTAATTTCTATCGAGATATGACATCTCTTCAACAAGTCACATACACTCTCAAACCTGATGATTTTATTGAACAAGGAGAATTGGGACGTTGGGCTTTTAGGATACCAGATATTCCATATGCTACAGTACAAGCTGGTAGAGCTGTCATAAGCAATAGTCCGGATGATGTGAGCGTTACTGTAAGTGTAAGCGGCAATGTAGGTGTGGATGGACAAACATTTCGCCCCATAAAAGTTGAGGGGTTTGATCGTTCAATTTACATGGAAATGGACAACACCTTAGCGGAAGGGGGAGCTGTGAGTGATACAGCTTTGGTTGATACAGATGATGTCAACCATGCTAATTACGCTGGCATAACTCTTTGGCAAGTAACTTACAATAAACTCATTAATTATGTAGATATTTATACCGCTTTAAATCGTGTTTATTATACAGTAGTACCGGTGAGTGCAAAAGGAGAGTTACATGCACCTGGGGATCACGGGTCAATGATAAAAAATACTCAAGAGGTAGATCAGATTGATTGGGTGTTTGAGGAAATGGTACGGCGTAATCAATATTTATTTGAAACAACTGGGGAACCAGCTTATCTTATGTTTCGCAAATGGCGAGGCACTGCTTGCGGCTGTGTGTACGGCAGTCAACAACCAAAAACAGGATGTAGGGTTTGTTTTGAAACAGGGTTTGTAGGCGGATACATAGGTCCGTATGATTTTCTTTTTGTACCTCCGGATTCCGCTTTGATGCGTGAGATTACTGAAGGTGGTATCAAAACCACCAGAGACTCTCGTAGTTATTTGACTCGTACCCCAATCGTGCAGAACGGTGATTTAATCATACGGCGCAATGGGGATCGCATGACAATCAGCAATGTGGTTTACAAAATGCCGCGAGGTATTATTCTTCAGCAAGATTTCACCGTATCTTTGCTGTCGCCTGGGGATACTCGTTATTTAATTCCCGTGGTGAATACGGGGCTACCTACGATATTTAATCCTGTGGTTCGCCCCGATCCGCTGGATGGAAAAGGCGGGGGTGAGCCAGTATTTGATCCACGCACAGTTCCAAATAAAGATTTTGAGAACGTGAATATTCCTATCGGTCGCACAGTGGAATTTGGCAAGATAACTTCCTGACTCCTAAACTTTTCGACTTTCTCAGAAATGGCGACTCCGCTTTTATGAGAACGCACAGACATTAAATCAAGTAGTCTTTCATGGGCACTGACACGCTCCAGCGCGGTTCCACGCCGAGCCGGACGCACCGCTCAAAGTACTCCGCCTTGGCTTTGTCGTAGTCCAAGCCGTCCTTGGCGTACAGTTTGCGGTAGTTGTTCTCGGTGTCAAACCCCTCTACGGTGTTGAAGTTCGCTGGGCAAAAGGTGTAGTCATCCAAGGTCAACGGTCGGGCGATCCTTTTCTCAAGGCACGCTCGACAGCAGAACTCTCTGGGAAACAGTTTAGCGGCCGCCCAGACTGAGTCGAACACTATGAAGGTGTCGTGTTCTTGACGGCAGTCTTTGCAGGTGTAATCTCGTTTAGGTCTCATCTCCCTGATTTTACACCAAAAAGTAACTACGGTAAATCGGCAAGATCCTCTTCGAAGTAAATATCTAGAAGATACATTAGCGCCTCACCATTATCTCCATCTCCGCCTGATTTAAAGCAAAAATAATCATTATTTTGTGTAAAGTCAATAGCAGCAATATTGCGATAAATTTCCTCACTTCGTGGATCGTGTGGAATTCCTTTTTCCCAGCGTTCCTTTACAGTCATTTTCCCATAATACCATTAAAAATAACTATTGTAAACATTGTAGAGGTACATTCTCATGACATTTGACGCAGCAGAGTTAGCAAAAACAGCTCGTATATTGGACGAATCGGATAGGCCGAATTCTGACCCAGAACTTCAGAAAATTGTAGGGGACCCGGATGATGCGAGAATTTCAACTTTCGCTCAGTTCGCCCCCAATCCCCGAGGTACTCTTCTTCCTAACCCTCTTTCACCTGTTGAAGGAGATGAGATATTTTTCGCCTATCTTATTCCTGGAGCTAAGTTTCAATCACATGATGGAAGTCAGTGGATGATTGAAGATTATCCTTGGCAAGGAATGGTGCAGATTACTAATGTATGGTACCCGCGGATTAACGCCCAAGTATCTGTATATGATGTTCGAAGATCTATAGAGCAATATGTTGAACCCATACAACAGTTTATTCCACCTCCCCCTCCTGGAGTTGATTATTCTGCTTTACGTGTAAAGATTGTAGACGGTCCAGAAACCTACGGAGCTGGAGACGAATTGTCTACGGGTAGTAGCAAATCATATGTACCTAGCGGGTGGTAAAGGTCATAAATCACGATGATAGTTTATTGTCAGACAAACACCTGTAGTGAAGCACACTGTGCCCATATTAGTCAGGCGAAAAAAGGTCATGGCCTCGGCCGAAAACATTCACCTGAATCAGAGCGTATGCGTATAGCTAGAAGCCTGTACTGGGCTCGTAAAAAGGGGGTCAAAGGATTAAGTCCTTTGTTTTCATATAGTTGATTTATCGGGGGCCAATCTTGTAAATTATTTGCGGCGGATCATAGAGGAAGCTGTCTCTAAAAATCCCAGATTCAAACAGACTTTGGGAAATGTGACATTCGTTGCAAATACACGTATTGCGTGGAATGATGTTCAAGTTACATTCACCAACATAACTACTTCAGGCACGAGACTTTCGCCTGATTATTTTATGTGTACCCAAATTGGTCGAGCCATTCTCGCTAAGGTGGGAGACAAAGATGGGCAATTCATCGAATGGACTAGAGAAACAGATAAAACTCGTCTAACTCCCGATGCTGGTGTTTACTATATCAATGTAGATTTTTTTGATGACCAGACCAGGGATTTGGGGCTCACGGTACAAAAATATCGATGGATTGAAGGAAAGCTAAAACAGGCTCAAGGGTCTATTGTATATTTTGCTCCCGGCATTGATGTAACCACAATATCAATGTCAGATGCTGCTACATCTCTTCCGGTACAGTTTACCGGCTTCAACCAAAGTTTAGGAGCATTTGCTTATTTACTCAATCCTACTCAAACTCTGGTTTGTACTTACATAAGCGGTCCAAACACCGGTCAGCGTCTAGCTCCTCTTACAGAGTATTGGTACGAGCATCCTCAAAGTGTATCTGTAGTCTCTTCTACAACCGATGGAAATGAACTTATTAATATTCCCAATCCTTACATTTCTGTAACCTTTACGGATCAAAATGGATACGAGTTACGGCAGGGAATTGATTACAATTTTCAAGGGGATCAATGGATTACTCTCTCGTCTCTATATCCGCTCGGGACTACAATCACAGCCAACATGATAGTGAAACAGAATCCTTACTATACCACCGGTACAATGCCAGAAAATATTCTGCAAGTAAATATGACAGGCACTGAAACTTTAGCTCCGGATCAAGTGTTTATTCATACCCCAGCTGGCACATTCACAAATCCAATTGTTAACTCCGATGGCACACTTACTATTCCTCAACTGCTAACACCCGGGGACTGGCTACGCTGGGAAGTCAGAGTTAATTCCGGTCAGCAGAAAGCGGTGGCTAAAAAATTGGAATTGAATAGTTTGACTTTAGTGAATCCTTTAAGTATTACATACACCAAGACCGGGGCTAATGGTACAACATACCCTATAACAGCTGCCCAAGTAGCCACTGCGGACGATACAGAGCTTGTGGGCGTGAAACAAACATCCGCAGGGGTTCCACAGCCCTTCAATTCCACTATCGCCCCTATAACAGCTACTTTGATTTATGACAATGTATTAACCGTAACAGCGAATAATACATTTCAAGCTGGTGATATGGTGTTATTGGGTGCAACAAAAGAGCGATTTTTGAACGGAAGCGTGGTTACGGTACTGGCTTCTGGACTATCTGATACTCAATTTACAGCCAATTTTACATGGAACAACTATGTAAATACCACAGATACAGGCACAGCATGGGGACAACGAAAGCTAATATTGCCTGGTTTAAGACTGGCTATAGGTGACAATGTAGTGGTAGGAGACCAATGTGCAATTATAGTAAGTCCAACTTTAACAGAGACTTATGAAGTATTTGGTTCCAAGGAAAACCTCTCCTTCACGTTGGAAGTTAAAGCAAATGACATGCAAACAGCTTCTGATCTCTCGGAGATGTTAAAACGGGAACTTTTGATTTATAGTCGCACTAACACTGAAGCGGATGGATTGACTATTTTTGAAATTACCAGAAGTTTTATTGGTCAGGCTCGTGATCTCAGCGCCACAGCTCCTAGTTACGTATTTTCAGTTTCAGTAACCGCTTCAGCAGATTGGAAAGTCTATGTACCTTTAGTTACACGACTGGCTAGTCTGGAAATTGTTGGCATTCCATACGCAAGCACTAAACTCCATCTTAATCCTCGTTTAGCCGCTTTTGGGAATATGGTTTTTATCCCTGCATACAGTTAAATCGTCTTCAAAACTCTATACAGAGGGTAATTATATCGCTATTTATGAGTTTTTGTGCCTAACCGAATCCTGCGGAGTGGTTACTGAACATATTTGTTCTATGGGGGATCGCCCAGATACTATTCCCTGTTCTAAATGTGGTGGTTTGACAGAACAAAAAGTATCACAAATCGCTGTGCTTACAGGAAATATGTCCAACCCATCCTTAGATGTAGCAATTGGTAAAGATGCCGCCGAACGCTGGGGAATCATTCATGATCGAGCGGCAGTTAAAGACAAAATCCGAAAAGAAAGTGGTAAACAAATCTTAGCCAAAGTGGACGGAAAGTATGAACCAAGCACTAAAACTAGGTTGGATTTTGTTAGTACACCAGAACCTTTGGATGATTAATATGGGTGGAAAAAATAGAATAGATATAACAGGACAAAGATTTGATCGTATTTTGGTTCTTAGTTATAACTCAACTAAAAATAAAATAACTTATTGGAATTGTATTTGTGACTGCGGTAAAGAGAAACTTATTAGTGGAGCATCTCTTCGCAACAGATGCACACGTAGTTGCGGATGTCTTGCTCATGAAATCAGGATAATGAAAGGTAAGAAGACTAAAAAGAAATGGGTAGATATAACAGGACAAAGATTTGGTAAATTAGTAGTTCTTGGATATACCGATGATCGTAAGAGAGGCTATGCTATTTGGCGTGTTCAATGCGATTGTGGAAGTCCAGAGAAAACTTATTGTACGGCATCTTTGACGAGTCGAAAACATCCAACTAGAAGTTGTGGTTGTTTATGGCGTAAACCGTTAGGAGAGGCTTGTAGATTGCGCGTGCTTAGAGGATATAAAAGAAACGCAAAAACACGATCGCATATTTGGGGGCTAACGGATGAACAGTTTTTTATACTTATTCAACAAAACTGTCATTATTGTGGTATGTCTCCATCCAATACGAGTTATGAAAAAGAAAGTAATGGACCTTATATCTACAATGGAATTGATCGTAAAAATGGCACTCTTGGATATTTTTTAGAGAACTGTGTTCCTTGTTGTAGACCCTGTAATTGGGCTAAAAGACATATGTCATATGATGAGTTTATGGCTTATTTACAACAACTTGTTCAATATCATAATGAAAAACAGACTTTTACTACCTTAAATAGAATGGCAGCAATCAGTTATTAGGAGATATTATTATGGCCTTGTTTAGTTCATATGCCGCACCCGGAGTTTTTACATTTGAGCAGTTCATTGCTCAAGCAGCAACAGCTAATGTAGCAGTTAGAATTCCTGTATTTATTGGTGAAGGTCAACAATTTTTCACCTTCAATAACGTGGAATTGTTCCGTGGGTCTTCATCAGTTGCAGATGACCAATCAGTGAATGAAAATATTTCCGATCAATGCGCTTCGGGGTTGACTCAAAGTTTCCAAACCACATTTTACCCAGTGGTAGATGGCTCTGGAAAAGGTATTACCACAAATAACCCAGCCTTAATTCAATGTCAAGCCGTTTATTCCAACGGTAATGTGGTTCCTGTCACTGTAATTTCACTCGTTGGAGCAACCGGACAATTTGTAACTCAAGATATCATCCCTGCTGGTACTGATTTAACAATCTCATACTATTTCAAACGCGGTGATACTTATATCCAACAAGAAAATGATACTTTTCAAGTACCACAATACGCCGTACAAACTGTAGCTGGTGGACCAAGTGGGTCACCCGCTGGTACAGGTTCCATAACTCTTAGTTTAACAAAACCAGGTGCTACAGGTAATTTAGTTACACTTCAATTTATTAACAGCGGCAAGAATATACCCGACGCTCAAGCAGTAATAGGTGCGGGGACCGATGCAATCACAATTGATATTAGTGGCCCCACAGGTCAATATTTTGGTGGAATCCGTACCTTACAATCTCTCTACAATTTAGTAAACCTTGGAAATATTCCTACTTTGGATGGTGGGTATTTAACTTCTGGTTCCATTACTGGTGACCCATCAGCTCAATTAACAGTATCAACAGGTGCAACGCCATTCGCGGGCGGTGTGGGTCAAGGCAGTAACACAGTCTTCCAAGTACAAAATATTCCAATTACAGATGGGACAAATGGTGGAATTGTTACCACAACTCCAACAAATGTAATCGCCATGGTAAACGGAAATCCAGTTACAGTATCCGCAGTTAACGGTGCTCAAGGTCTTGTAACTCTTGCTAGTAGTGTAGCTTACGGTCAGACTCTTACATTCACTTATTACACCAATACTTGGCAAAATACTTATGATCTTCTCCCTAGCGCAAATGTAGCCAGCATTACTCAAATTGGTTTAGGTCCAAACACTAGTACATACAACCTTGATGTTGATTTTAGTTTGGGTGTAGCTTATGACAGATTGGGCAATCCTGTAGCTAATACGGTAAACTGGGGTAATAATGTCAGCACTGTGTTGGGTACGGATAATACAGGTGATACGCCGTTCAGTCCAGCGGAAGTTCTTACAACCTCGGTCGATGAAGTTGTGTGGCTCCGACTTTTGTCTGGCGCTGTAAATGGTAAAAATGCTGTATTCACTTTACCGGATACACCAACTACTGGAAGTGGAAATGCAACACCAACTAATAATCCAAATTTGGTAACTGTATACGTTGGCGTAAATCCATTGGTAGCTTTCCAGAGTGGGGCTGTTACAGTAGCCGCAGTGAATGGCTTGGCTCAACAAGTAACTTTATATAATCCTCCCCCAGCTGGCACCAATGTGTACGCATCTTACTATCGCAATACTTTAGAAGATCAAGAGTACACTCTTACTGTAGTGCAACCAGGATTTTCCGGGTTCGGCACATATGTAATTCAAGATAACTTGAATCGTTATATGCCCCTGGTAACTTTTAATGCTGGATCATCTTCTGTAACTCAAGAAGGGGCATTCGCGGCTACTGGGATCGTGTACCCATTCAATTTCTCTGACGCAGTAGATGATAATGGGTCTCCAACTGAAACAGTAACTCTTACTTTCAACAATGATGGCAATGCTACTGTGATTGGAGCATCACAGGCCACCCTTACAATTCCATTCGCATCAGGCTCTTTGACATTTGTTGCTAGCACAACAGGGGTGGGGGGAAATGATGTTCAAATTGCAATTGATACAACTACAATTAATCCTCAACCAGTCGTAGTTCAGGGGAATTTAGTTACAATCTATGCCTTTTGGAACGGAACTCTAAATACTTCTGCTCAAATTGCTAGTTATTTTCCATCCGCTGAAACTACAAATGGTGGACAAATCACAGCTTTATCCCCCAGTGGATCGCCCAGAGTTACCGCGGCAACTAGTTTGACGGGTGGACAAAATGCTACCACAACTCCTGTGACTCATAGTTATACAGTTACATCTAATTTAGCCACGGGCACAGGTACGGGCGGAAGTAACATCGGGTACTTAGACCAAACCTATATTGATTTGGTTACAGGTTTCCGTGTAACAATCGTCAATCCAGCAGACCATGTAGCTTACGGAATTACATCACTGCCTCAGAGTTACAACTTTGTACCGGGAGACAGGCTGGTATTCAATGTAAACACCCCAGCTACGGGGAGTTCTCCAACATCCGCTACCTCTCTGCAACAACGTTATACTGGTACCCCTAGTGTACCGCCTTGTCAATCAAATAATGAAGTGGCAATTTTTGGTTGTACAACAAAAGTAACCAGTACATTTGGTTCAACAGCAGGAGATTCAGTAATTGTTACCACAGTAAGAGGAAGCGGCAACGAGCCCGCCATCGGAACTTACTATTATGTAAGTTACACAACAAATAAGGTAGCATCTGATTATGCTTGCAAAATTTACACCAATCCTTCAGATGCTTACGCCGCTTACGGACAACCAAGCACGATCAATCGTCTGTCTTTAGGTATTCAACTAGCAGCGCTGAATGGTATGCAGACCTTCGGAGCCATTCAAGTACCTGTTCAACAGGGAACCAATCTCGCTTCTAGTGCTGATTACATCGCTGCTTTGCAACAACTCAAAAGTAATTTACCAGGGTTCAATACCAAGGCGAATGTTGTAGTGCCTTTGTCCAACGACCCAGTGGTACACCAAGCCCTCAGCAATCAATTGTCCTCACAGGCAACTGCACGTTATAAAGGTGAAGCTATTGGATTCGTGGGATACAGTCAATTCACAACAGCCAATCAAGCTCGCGCAAATGCCCGTTCACTGCTCAATCAGCGTGTAGTTGCAATCGGTAATGCTGCGGCCGGTGTATTGGTAACAAACTCTACAACCTTCCAAGCGGATGAATATTTAGTTGATGGACCATTCATGGCGGCGGCTTTAGCTGGTGCAAACTGCAATCCAGCAAATGATGTGGCAACCAACTTAGTTCTACAAAACCTCGTAGGATTTAGTCGATTGCTGATTACATACGACGATGCAACAATGGATTTGATGGCAAGTGATGGTTTGACATTACTCTTGAACAACAACGGAGCTTTACAGATCAGAGATTATCTTACCACTAATCCAGCAAACGACTTGACCAGGATACCAACATCAACAACAATTGCTGACTATACAGCGCAGGCGTTTAGAGCTGATTTACAGCAATTCGTTGGGCGCAAGATTAAGGATAGTTTACTCACAGATATCACCAATGTATGTATTGCTCGTCTGACATCTGAAGTAAGCAACTATATCATCACAGCGTATGATACACCTGAGGTTAGAGAGAATCCAAATGACCCGACAGAGGTTGATGTTACTGTGACTTTTAAACCTATGTTTTGTTTGCTTTATTTGGTAGTGACTTTTAATGTCGTAACTGTGTTATAAGTTGGGGATTAATAGATAAATCCAATAACTAGAGCGCAAGCCGCTCAAGCTGGAGTTTAAGCTATGTGTAAATGTCTTAGGAAAAAAGGGCAAGGAAAAGTATGAAGGTTCACGCGATCTTGACTCAAGCTAACGGAATCATAAGTATCCAACTCCAATGTTTATTTGTTGGCGACCCCACAGATACTAGTGACAAGCAAAAAATTGCTGCTTTTGGAGATCCCCAAATTAACATCGCTGGAAATTTTAATGATCCCAATAATCCATCGTTTACTTTTGCTTTTCCTTTAACAGAACAATGGGTGGGAATTACAACTCAATTATCGAGTTTTATAGTACGATTCATGGAAGCCTTGCCAGGACCTCAAAATCCAAATATCCCGGCTCCAATACAAGGACCTTTGGACTGTGTAACAAATAATCCAAGTGAGGCTTGTCAAGCATGGGCAAATATTATGATGACAGCAGGCACAGGTAGAATTGCACAGGCAATGGCAATATTACGATCACAAGTGGTAGTTCCTACAATTTCAGATACAACTGTATAGGGGAAAATGAGTGAAATCTAAACTTATTAGCCGAAGAATAAAAGCGACAGTAGCAGTTAGCAAGCAAACAATGGAAGATGCTATTCAACAAGCTAGTATTCTAAAGCAAGAATGGATGAGTAAGAATCAAAATGACCCCCGAGTGGATGAACTTCAGCGAATAGTCGAGCATTTGACAAGTGTCCTGAAGAAGGACCCACAAAGCATGAAATCAGAAGGGGCATCCACTATTGAAAACTATATGGATGATGCAGTAATGCCACAAGAGGCAAACACAATCAAGAGAGAGGTTGATATGATTTTAAATTGGCGAAAACAAGGTTCTACTAAGAAAGCAAACGCTGGTGCATTTGTTACAGACCGCGATGAAAAGGGCGAACCAAAAACACCCGAAAAAATGGAAGTACCCCGTTTAGCGGCGAAGAAGAAGAAAGAAGCTATCCCAGAACCTCCAATTGCTGACCCTATGGCCAATCCCGCTACTGATGTTTCTGACCCAGCCGCTGAACCCGTGGCAATGGACCCAGTATCTGCTCCACCCACTACCCCGCAAGATGCAGGCGGCGAAGTGAATCCAATTGATTATATTCCAACGGATGCTTTGATTAAAATTATTGGCGATATGCCAAAGGAAGAAGATTTTGCTCAAAGTAAACCTAAGCAAGATGCTTTAATCAAGTTGACGGAAATTCTTAAATCGCGTCCTATTTTACCTCCGGAACAACCCGAAGGACAGGGACAAGCACCAGTAGCTCCAGCCCCAGCCTTAGCAAATACACCAATTGCAGCCTCAAATAAGAGAGCTGATCTCGGTGACCATGCAATGGGTGGTAATGGAAATATAGGTGATGTTGGTCATGGAAGCGGATCACACTCCACGAATAAAATGGATTCTGACTCTAGTACCAATAATGGTAATCCAATCCCAGGTCAAGCGCCGATTGAGTTAGGCGGTTTGAATTTAGCAGCATCTGAAAAAGTTGCCGATGAAAGATATCAATTACACAATTTAAAAGTTGATGAATCTGGCGTAGAACCCAGCCATGCACCTGGTAGTTTACCAGACATGGATGAACAAGAACAACATATGCACCCAGAAAACCCTGAGGATGATCGTTTTTTTGATCACGGACTTCAAGAAGAAGGCATAGCCCCCACAGGTATGTTGCCTGGGGATCTCGGAGAAAACGATCCGGTGATGGAAGCTGGAGCATTTACAGATAAAGAAAGTGTATCTCCTGAAGGTTGGGGCGGTACGGTTGAACATATGAAGGATCATAAAGATATTGATAATCCTTTTGCCTTGGCTTATTACATGAAAAATAAAGGGGACTCTCCTCATTACAAAGAATCTGATGATGAAACAGATACCGTTCCACGGCGTATGGCAGCATTGGCGCATTGGAAAAAGCGTCAAGCTAGTATGTATCGAGAACTAGCAGCAAAATATGCTTCCGGTGCTGCTGGCGGTGCATGGTCTTTTGATATCGGGGAAAAAGGTAAAGTCGTTGAAGATGGTGGGCGTACACCAGAAGTTGGGGAAGCTCACAGTATGCTAGATGAAGCTCCAGCTAAACTAGAGCGTCCAGCTACAACAGCTCCTATCAAATTAGCTGCTGATATGACTGTAAGTAAGGCTGTAAAGCAGTCAGAAACTATAGGTAATGAACTTAAAAAGAAATACTTAGAAGCAAAATCTCTTACCTTGGTAAATGATTCTCGTCCAGTGCGAGAGGCAGTAGAATCAATTTTCCGCGCGGCGGCTATGTTTGAAAATGCTACTAAAACACTCAGCAAACAACAGCAAGCTGAAGAGAGTGAAGCAGAAGCAGCGATGATCAAAGAGAAAAATAAAAAATCATCTATGTTGGGCGGTTTGGAGTTAGCCGCCGCTGTGTAACCACAGTAGTATAAGAGTTCGGGGAACAAATACTGGGCATCGTGCAGCGCAGCCTTAGGGCCGTTATGTAGTTACGAAACGATGATGGAACGAAGGTAGTGTTCCCCGATTTATATAGTAAGAACATATTGATCATGTAAGACAATCATTATTAGGTAAACATCTTTCAAGGTCTCATATAGAAGCTGGGTAACTAGGAAAGCTAAAGGTTTGGGTGTAAAGGAGCTGCTATTCAAAATGGTAGACTTTTTACGGAACCAGAACCGTAAAGGAGAAATAAAATTATGGCTGAAGGTGGCTATGTATATCGTCAAGGAACTACACCTAATACTGAATCAGTAATTAGTAGTCGCTTCAAAATATTTACTGACATGGTAAATGTTGGAGCATTTATTAAATTAGGTGTTACCAGTACGTTTAGTTGGTCAGAATCTAAAACAATTGATGCTGTTCGTGGTTTGGGGTATGGAGACCAAGTAGCAGAGTTAGTGCCTGGTGTTACTCAACCCCTGCAAATCACTATGACCCGTACTTGTTTGTATTTGTTGAACTTACAGCAAGCATTAGGGTATAAATCAGGAGTAAGTGGTGCTGTACGATCCCTTAAACATCATCGCTGGCCATTTGATATCAAAACAGAAATTATTTTCTCGCAACTAGCTTCTGAAGATCCCAACCGTGGTCAGGCAATTCCAGACACATTGAATGGAAATGAAGGTGGTTTGAATAACCTTGGTAACCCTGGTTTATATGCAGTAGCAACATTATATGAAGGGTGTTGGATGGAAAGCTACAATACATCATTTACGATTGATACGGCAGCTGTAGCAGAAGATTGCACAATTATGGCTACAGATATACTGGATTGCCGTGGATCGGTTTACGGAGATTTCCTTGATGGTGGTTTGAACACTGGAGACTCTACAGGTCGCAGTTTGTTATATACAAACTAATCCCATCTGGATGAAGTTTTACCATAAGTCAGTATTAAAGAGTAGGCACAAACAGCCTGCTCTTTTTTATGCCTAAAAATTTAACTCAAGAAGAATACATTCAAAAAGCAATAACCACTCACAATCACACTTATGATTATTCCGCTTTAAAATACAAAAATGCTGTAACTGAAGTAGAAATTATTTGTCCTACCCATGGTTCTTTTTGGCAACTTCCGTATAATCATTTGAAAGGAAGTGCTTGCTCTAAGTGTGGGAATTTAAAAAAAGCCGCCCCCCATCAGACCACAGTAGAATTTATTGCCGCCTGCAATAAAATCCACAATAATTATTACACTTATCTCCCCCATTTTCAGCACATTGGTTATAATGTAAAAATAGAAATTACCTGCCCTGTACATGGAGTTTTCAAACAACGAGCCAATAATCACTTAGCTGGAAGAGGCTGTCCAAAATGCGGTAGAAATAAAGCTCGAACTATTTTACTAAAAGACTACCCTATTATCCCAACACTTCAACTCACATCCGCTATCGCCAAAAAGAAAAATAATGTGTGTTCTCTAGTACCGCAAGAACACACATTCGGCTGTCTTATTCCAGGTAAAAATGAATTTTCTCCTGTTCTAAAAGTTGAAGAAGTTATCAAAACCTTGGGAGTAGTTTTTGAATCAAATAATCGTCAAGTTATCAAACCTTTGGAGTTAGACATATGGATTCCCGACTACAAACTAGCTATAGAGTTCAACGGTAAATATTATCATTCACTAGATGGCACAGAACCTCCTCAATTCAAATTTAAGCATAGGGACAAATTTGAGCGTTGCCAAGAAGCTGGAATTTCGCTACTTCAAATTGATGAACATGAGTGGAACGACCCTGTTATTCAAGAAATCTGGAAATCCGTTATAGCATCGAAACTGGGTAAGCACCGGCGAGTCTTTGCCCGTTGTACCAAATTTTATCAAATATCTAGGGATGAAGCGGAACAATTTTTAGCGGAAAATCACCTTCAAGGAACGACCCCATCTGCTAATCAAGATTGGTGTTATGGACTAAAACTGAATAATGAGTTAGTAGGGGTAATTACTTTTGCTAAACATGAGAAGAAATTTATTAACCTAACTCGTATGGCATTTCCTCGTGGGGTTACAGTAGTAGGAGGGGCTCAAAAACTTTTCAAAAACGCATTAAAATATTTACCTACCATACCCATTGTCACTTTTTCAAACAATCGCTACAGTGGTGGAGATGTGTATAAACATTTGGAGTTTGTATCTGATAAATTGCTACCCCCCAGCTACCAATGGTATTTTCAAGGAAGAGTATGGAATAAAAGACAGTTACGCAGGAAGTATTTACCTCAGATTTTGCAGAATGAACTTGGTTTCAATCCACTGGAAACAGAGCATCAAAACATGTATAGAAATGGAGCTAGGTGTATGTATGACGCGGGATATGAGCGTTGGATTTATCCTCGATCAATCACTGTTTAAAAAAGATACCACAAAATTGATACCACAAGTTAAGCCCGATTCGGCTGTTTC